GTCGAATTTTACTGGTTCGAAACGTTTATGTTCCGGACACGGTTATCAGCGTGTTGCGGGCCACGTCTCTTGCGGTTGTTCCCAAGTAGGATTTTGACCGTCTCAAACTCGAGTAAACCAGACTTTCCATAGACGCCTTCACCAAATGGAGAATAACCCTCGGCGTCTGCGGGATCTTTGCCCAGAATGGGCAGTGGATTCAGTCCACTTTCATCCCCCGCTCTAACAAAATCAACCAGACTACGATAGTCAGGATGCCGTTTACAATTTTCCAACTTCATTATTGTATTCAGCGTCCAGTAGTCTTTTACACTCATTCCCAGCTTCTCCGCATCTATGCCGCGTTCTGCAAACAGAATACGACCTAGCATCCGATTTGTCGACATCACTGCCTGATAGCCGTGCTGTTCCTTGAAATGTCTTTGTAGATACGAAGCCTCGTCGGGACTCATACCACTTTTGTCGACATTAAGTACTAAACCAAAGCGTTGATATATATCTGACAGATCCGAAGGCTCGCACAAATCATTCAGAAGGTAAAGTCCGTCGTCGCCATTCTGGTACAATGCAAAATAGCTGACTCGCAATTCCTTTAATGCGTACCTCGCCATCACTCTAAATCCAAGGATCTCGAGCATGTTAGTGAATCCTACTCCACTTGGGAGACCGTGAATCCCCTTGTAAATACCATCAGGCGTCAGGAGGTCGCCTGCTGAATAGTAGTCATAAATAGATCTCAGGTATTGGGGATCTACTTCTACGAGTTGTCCAAGCATCCACAGAGTCAACTGTTGCCATTTGGGCCCAAACGTTGCGTCAGCCTGACCCAGATCAAGGCTGAATTTGAAGCGCGCACGCGGCAGATCGCGTTTGAGCTGGCTTTCCAGTGCATCTATACCTAACAGGTGTGAAAACTGTTCATTTCTGGACAGCTTGGCCAACAATGGCTGAAGTACACAGATCGAGGCAAATGATTCCGCGTGGTCTGCTCCCCACACGGGTCTCTGCTTTGAGTCCTTTCTTTCCGGTCCTCCGGGTTGAACCCTTTTGAACATCATGAAAGGATACAAATTTGGGTCTTTTCCTTCTAACAGAAGAGAGGCTCGTCTCAGATAGTGCCCTATCACCTTTTCCGTCCACGTACTCGTAACGTAGGGGAATCCAAGGTTAGTGCCTTTTCTACTCATTCTGTAGCCATCTAGTATTGACAAGGGACGTAATCGAGTGCCAATGATTTTCATTAGCGAGAAAAGCTCCTCATTCACCGCTTCTAAGAATCTAGAGTCCCTTTCCCACCATCTATCGTCCCAATCCTGCGGCGCATGTGTATAGTAATTTCCCAGATTACTTTTCCATTCGTCGAAGGGTCTGTTGTAAAACGGACCAACTTTCTTGATCTCAATGTTTTCCAAGTCAGAGAACGTTTGCGACATCTTTCGACGGTTCCAATTAGCCACAACAGCAAATGGATCAGTGTCACCAAATAGCGGAGTCCGGTAGCCAGCGTCATCACTAGAAGCGATGCGTCTGTGAATCGCCATAGCAGTTGTGAAACCATGAAGGCTGCTGAGCGCACTAACAGACGAAATATGGTATCCCATATCAT